AAAAAATTTTTAAATGCTTGAATAACATCTTTAAAAACTAATGGTGGTATTTTACTACTACATTCTTTAAATTCTTCTTTTAACTCAAATTTTTTAAAATCATTACATATTGAAACAAAATTTGTAAACTTTCCTGTCTTTATATAATTTTTATTTACAAAATCTATTCCATAATTATAACAATAATTTCTATATTTTACACACTTTTCAAACAATTCAATTTGTTTTTTATTTGGGTAAAGTCTTACCGTTATGCTCTTAATATCCATTATAATCCTCACATTTCTTTCAAAATATGTTTAGATTATATCATATACTTGATTGTTTGTCAAGTACCCTCCCACTTCATTTATAATTCTATAAACTACTCTACTCTGTTCTCACAATATACCTATAATATATTGTTACCATTTCGTTAATCGTTGAAGTTTACCCATATCTTATTGACTTAGGGTCTTACCTGCTGATTATCTAATCCTTTAAATTTTTAAACATTCACACCTATCATTTCTAATTATGTTTTAGTTTTAAAGGCTCTAAAGACTTTCCAGCAATTCAAGAGGTTTAATCGTGTATATTTCTACACAAGTGGACTATCTGTTGGGATAGTTAATCCAAAATTAATACTTTTAGCATTATATCTCATATTACCCATCAAATCTTTGATTACAGACAATTTTTTTTCTAAGGGTATGTCTAGGTCGGCTAAGGTCATTCCTCGAACGTGTACCCCCATTTCCGACTGTTTTAGGTATGTTTTAATCTCATCATACTTCTCTTTTGTTATCTCTGTTGTATCTCCCCAAACTCCATAAGCCATATTACTATGTAAATCTAAACCATCTTTAATTGCATTAATTAAGTTAGGCTCTTTACTCAATGCTCCTAATATATAAAGTTCACAACTTGAATAGTCTAAAGCAACAATTCTATGATTATCCTGCAAAGGAATTATACATTTTTTCAATACTGATAAATCCCCTCGACTTGGCAACTGTTGTAAATTTACACTATTTTGTGCTACCCTATGTGTAATAGTTCCTTGTAAATTTGAATTAGGATGGTTAAATGGATAATCTTCGCTTGTCAAGTTCCATAACCCCTTCTCCTTATTTTCATCATTTACCCCTAAAAAACCATCTACCCCTTTAATATATAAAGCATATTCCCTTATCTTATCAACTAAAGGTATATATGAATATTTATTCATAAACTCCTTGTCAGTTTTAGGTGTTCGTTCTCCAGTCTTTTTATTTGGGTCATTATATTTTACTGGTTTTAATCCCATAATATCAATAAATAAAGTTGCCTTATGGTTAGGACTTTTCAAATTAAATTTACTTTTATTTTCAATATTTTCTAACATCTTTGAAGTTAATTGACTAATTCTCTCTTTATCTTTCAATAATCTCTCTTTTGTATATTTTCCTAATTTAATTTTTTCTAATCTACTCTCCAACTTGTCATCATAATCTTTCTGTCTTTTATCCAACACTTTACGATATTCTCTCATATACAATAAATCTTCTGTTTTCTTAACTTCTTCAGTTCCCACAATCTCACTATGATTTTTTTCCAATATCTTATTCCATTGAATATTTAACTCCAATACCTTATCCCTGTCAACTCTAATACCTTTCACTTTTGCATTAATATAGATGTTTGTTACCTTATGTTTTAATTTAAGTAAATATGGTAACTTATCCCAACCATTCTTAACATTCTCCTTAACCTCTTTTACAAAATTTTCAAATAAAGCATAAGTAACTAACACATCATAATTACCATAAGGTATTAAAATATCATCAGAAAACATATCATAGGTAAACTTATTTTTTGTAATACCTTTTTCCTTTATAATCTCTTTTTTTATATTTTCTAATTCATCTTCATATCCATATAATTCCTCATAATAGTATTTACATAATTCCTTTAATGATAAACTGTTCCCCTTATCCTTATCTTCTGCTCTCAATAATATGTCAGTATGTAAACAATGTGCCATTATGTATGTGCAATAAGTCCATCTAATTTTCATTCCTAACATATAATTTAATTGAGAAATATCAAAATAAGAATTATGTAATACAATCTTGCATTTAAAGTTATTAAAAGCCTTGAATATCACTTTTAATTGTTCTATACTTAAATCTCTAGTTATTAAATATCTTGACTTAGTAGTGGAAAATCCAATACCAAAGCCCAATAATTTATTATTTCTAATATTCAAGTCCTTAGTTTCAATATCAAATGTAATAACTTTATCTTTATCCATAAATATATCTTTATTTTCAATAAAAAATTTCTTTATATTGTCAAAACCTTTAACACTTCCAATATCTAAATCTAAATTATTATATGTTTCCATTATTTCTCCCCTCTAATAAAATATTCATATAAATTTTACCACATCAAAATAAAAAAGTCAAGTATAAACTTGACTTTAATTTATTATACATCATAACCATATAAAGTATGGTCATATTCAATTTCATCTTCAACTTTCTCAAACAAACTATAATAAAATTTTTCAACCCATATTATTTGTTTATATGTTAATCTCTTATTTTTATCATAATATCTTTTTAATTCAATAAACTTTTCATTTTTAGTAACTTCTATTATCTTATCTAATTTTTCTAATATACTCATCTAATAACTCTCCTATATTTAAAACTTATCATATTGCAACCCCTCAACAACACCTAATTCCTTATAATACATATTGTCAAAGTTCATTATTGCCAATACAATCTTATCGCTCTCTCCGTGCCTATTCTTACCAACAAACACTAACATTAATTTCATACCTAAGAATAAATCTTTATTTCTCTGCAATCCCTGTTCCATAAATGCTTCAATTTCAGTATGTAATATTTGTTCCTCTGTAACTGCAATACTCCCATCACTAATAATATCTCTTTTATATCTTATAATAGTTAGTTTAGATAATTCAATCAAGTCTGTATACCTGAAATATAAACTATGCTCTGCTATCTCTACAATCTGTTTACTCTCTGCCAAGCAAGTATGGTCTAAATATTTCCTATTCATACTATGTATTGCTAACTGCACCGTAGCAACAATTCTTAAATCATTAGCCTTAGCAATCATATCAAGCCTAGTTGCAAGGTTAGATAATAATTGGTATTCCCCCTTAACTTCTGCTTTCATAGTATCTAATATAGTATTCTTATAACCTTTCCTAGCATTTGAAATGATACAATTCTCTATATCATCAGGTGTAAACATCGGCATAAAGACAAATTTTACTCTCTTTTTAAAATTATTTACATAATATGTAAAAGTATCTCTCAATAATCTTTTATCCAAGTCAGTAGGACTACCTCTTTCAATCCTATGCCTCCTAATAAATCTATTCTTTAATTTCTTATTATTTTCAGTAAATCTATACACATATTGATAAATAGCAACTAAAAACAATTTTTGAAATGTTTTCTTATCCTGCTCATTCGCAATAATTAATATTTTTTCACTACATTCCCCATCTTCATCTTTCTGTAAAAGTAATGGTAATATGTAAAATGGAAAAGTCCAAGTAGTCTTACCTTTTCCACTCGAAGCACCAAGAAAATGTACTCCCTTAAATATACCTCCTGTAAAATAATCTGTATATTCATTAAATCTCTGCCTTATCCCCACTTCCATTTCATCGTTTTCTATTTCCTTTATTAATTCTTCCATACCCTGTTCCATATCACTTTCAATAGGTTTTGACTTGTAAATATGAAAACATCTGTCTATACTGTCTAATAAATAATCTCTCATATCATCTGTATTATCTGCAAAGTCAGATAACTTATTAATTATACCCTCTATTCCACCATTATCATCAACAAAGTTAGAATAACGGTATAGACTAAGATTTTTTAGGTATATCTCAAACTCCCCTTTTATATCCAAGTCATAATCTATCTTCATAATATCGGTATGGATTAATAACAGTTCCCTAGTAACATCATCTATATCTTCATTATTTGCTATCAACTGTTTTATCCTGTCTAAAGTCAATATTTGAAAATCATACTTTTGATATAGAATAACTGCATAGTCAAACAATATTTTCATATTTGAATTGATAAAGTCATCTGTATTAATCTTATTCTTTATTTCAATAAGATTATCTCTGTTATTATAAATTAATTGAGTTAGTTTTACTTCACTTTCCTCCAAATTTTTCTCTAAAAATTCCATTATTTTGTCCTTTCAACTAATTTTTTAAACTTATTAAAGTCAACTAAATTTACAGTATCTAATGAATTTGTCAATCTATGTACTTTAGTGTATGCGACTTTACCTATATTAAGTTTATAATCTTTATCCATAGATACAAAACATTTATACATCTTTAATACATTTTCCCTACCTAACTTATAAGTAACAGAAAATAAATCCTTATATTCTTCATCTTTTATATATGAATTATCCAAATTTCTTGAATTTTCATAAGGTAAATTATTATACAATATATTATCCCTTAATGTAAATGATATGAATATATAAATATTACTTTCAAACCAGTCCTTATCCTTTTCCATAATCTCACTTACAAAATCAGTACCAAGCAAATAATAAATCTCATTAAAAGGTATCATAAACTGTCTGACTATTGCTAAGCCATTACATAAATACTGAACTTCAATGGTATTCTCCGTTACCTTAAATGTATGGTCTTTAATTAATGTTATTTTCCTACTCTTAGTATATAATATCTTCCTAATACTAAATATATTTTTATTTTCCATAAAATCACTTCCTTTTTAAATATTATCCTATCTTATTATATAATAATAAAATAAAAAAGTCAAGCAATTTCTTACTTGACTTAAAAATAATTTTTACAACTCTCCCTTGTCATATTTATCTAATCTTTTTAGCACATAATCCAAGTCATTAGGTATATATAACTCAAATACACCTTTAGGAGATTTTATACTGCTTGTACCACCTGTACTGTTTGTCTGAAATCTGTACTCTCCATCTTGAACATTAGTCAATAATACAGTGGTAAATAACCCCTCAATAGTCATCTTTTCATCAATAAACTTGCTTGATGTTTTAACCATTGTACCCTTTTCTTCTGCAACTGTTTCTGTATTGCTATGCCACATAATTACTAAATTCAATTTCTTTGAGTATGCTCCTCCGATAATCTTCATCAATACATCACTAATATTCTTAGCAAGGTCAATCCACTTATCAAATCCTTTTTCATCTGCTCTTGAAAAAACATCTCTCTGAGTATAAAATTGAAAATCATCAACTATTATATTCTTATAAGGTAAATTCTTTGAAAATATAACTTCTAAAGTCTTATTCAACTTATCAAAGTTATCGCATACCAATATACAACCTTTACCTTTTTCCATCTTATCTACCGAATAGTTTTTAGACCACCCTGCAAATGGCAATGGCTTGAATTGGCTCATTAAAATTAATGTTTCACTTGGTTTTAATTTTTCTATACTTGATGTTTTTCCTGTACCACTCATACCTAATACTAATAATGCTTGTCCGTTAGACATTTTACATCACTCTCCTATAATTTATTTTAAGAAAATACTATACCAGTACTTATCTCTTTCAATTCTTGAGTTTCAACTGAATACACCATAAAAATAAATTTCTTTTTAATATTTTCTTTTAATTTCTCATATACTTCATAATCTTCCTTTGAAAATATTAAATTATTTTGATGATTATGAATAATGATTGGTTTCTCCATTCTCTCAATCTCAAGTATATCTCTATCTGTTAAATAAAGTCCTAATGTTGTATTATCTTGTTTATCAATTTGTGAATTGTTAATTTGATATATTTTATTTGTTTTACCATCTAATACAATCATATTTTCAACTTTACTATCTAAACTTTGATACATCTCTATTATAGCATTAATATTCTCTCTTGTCAACACTATTTTCATATTTTTTAATATGCTTTCTAATGCTTGTCTATATTCCTTAAATGTATCAATATAAATACTTTCAACTATATTTCCACTAAATTCTACATCTAAACTAAAATCAAATCCTTGTTGCTCATTTAATGGTTTTATTTTAAATGTAGTATGAAAATTACTTAATATCCTTGCTAAATAACCCTTAGCAATAATCCCTAACTCATCATTTTTAAAGTATTTCTCAACTTTATCAAAATAAAGATTATATACTATTCTATATTTCTTATCTTCTAACTTTATAAATTTAAAATCATATAAAATATCTTTACCTTTTTTAATTTCATAATCATATAAACTTTTTTCCATATTCTCTCCTTAATTTACTTTTTCTCCACCTATTGTATTAGTTAAAAAACGTTTCTTTGTTCTTTCATCTAAATTTTCTGCTTCCCATTTAGTTAAATGAAAATATCTACAACTATGCCCACTATCCATAATTACTTCCTTATTTTCATAATCTATTTTAATAATTTTACTTGTAATGTATTCTTTTTTATGTAAATCATCAAAATCATAATACATAAATTTAATCTTATCCCCTACATTAACAACATTACCTTTAATATCTCTAACTATATCCACTGTAAACTCCCCTTTATACTTTAAATATTAATTTTTTTCATAATAATTATCTAATATCTTAAAAACATTTTCAAATACTTTTTCAGTTAATATAGGCGGTATTGCATTGGCTACCATTAAATATTTATCTTGTATTGTACCCTGCAATACAAAGTTATCTGGAAAATTTTGTAATCTCATACCCTCTCTTATTGTATATATTCTATCATATCTAGGGTGTATAGATATATTTTTACATATATTACTAATAGTACCAATTAAACTATTTTCATTTTCTCTTTTATAACTACTACTAAATCTCGCTTTTGTTTTCAAAGGGTGTCCGTTAGGTAAACAACCTATATACATACCTGTTTTTATAAGTTTTATTCTTTCCTTAACTATTTTTGTGGTATTATTTGTTACATTATCAATAAGCACATCATTTTTATTTCTAAGAGATTTTATATAATCTGTTGTGTTCTCTACATCAACTAAATAAATATTATCTCTTTCAGGTATATCCATAATAGCCTCTTTAATACTCACATTCTTATTAATATATTGTGGATATTCTAACATATTAAATAATTTTTTATCATTACTTGCTAAAAATATAACTCTATGCCTAGTTTGTGGTAATCCTAGTTTCTCACATTCTATTATTTTATATTTTACATAGTAACCTATATCATTATATGCTTGTATAATATTATCTAATATTAACTCCTTATCCTTATTTTTCATACTTAGAATACCTTTAACATTCTCCATTACAACTATTTTAGGTTTTAATATATTTACTATTCTTAAAAATTCAAGAAATAAATGATTTTTTTGTTCCATTCCTTTATGATAATCTCCAGTCTGATTATACTTATATCTTGTTTGTAAACTAAATCCTTGACAAGGTGGACTTCCTAAAACAATATCACATTTATTATCCCCTATTAATTCTTTAATCTTTCTCTCATTTAAGTTATGTATATCCATATTTAATGCTTTATTTCCTAAATTGTAATTATAACTATCAACAGCAGGTTTCCAAAAATCTAATGCAAATAGTGTTTTAGTTCTATTATGCCTTTTAACACCTATTGACCCCCCTCCTGCTCCACAAAATAAATCTACTATATTATATTTTCTCATAATACTAAATCTCCTTTCAATTAAATTTTATCTACAATAATATTATCATAAATTTTTCTATTTGTCAACACTTTTATAAAAAAATGTGTAGTTCTTTGCTACACATTATAAATAATCTTTTTAAACATACCTTTATCTTTATTAAATTCAATGGCAATGGCACTTTTAGTCTGTGTAATGTAACCCATCTCATTATGCCAATTATCACTACCACTAAGACTAGGCAACCTTATATATTGTACTCCTCCAATTTCCTCAACAGAATAATTATGTAAATGCCCACTAATGAAATAATTATATTTAGATTTACCATACATCTCTTTAACTTCATTTTGCATTAAAAACTGTTTCTGTTTTTTATTTTCTGTATCTAAATGCCCCAATCCAATCAAAGAATTTCCATATTCTATGTATTTCCTACTCTTTATTTCACTATTAAATACAATATTTCCTTTTTCAAAATTATAATGTTCTAGTGCTTTTACTAACATATAACTTAATAATTTATCGTGATTTCCTTGAATTAATATAACATTAACTTTATCAAAAAATACACTTAATGTATGTAATGTTTCTATCATCAAACTTAAACCAAAATCAAACATTTTATATACATCTACTTCTGTATCTTGTGGTGTACCTTTTGTAGTTGTCTTATTAATTGTATCAATATTAAAATAATCTTCCCCAATTATAAACATACATTCTTCTGCACTTGTTTCATTTAAAAATGTATCAATAGCATTATTAAATCTAGTTTTAGCCATCTCCATATCATAATCATCACTAAATTTATTCAAATGTAAATCTGCTATATCAATTAATATCATATTTTCACTAATATCATTTTTATTTAATGTTGGTCTTACAAAATCAACTTTACCAAAGCAACTGTCAATAACATTCTTTAATTCTTCAATATCATAATCTAACTTATCTCTTTTCTTAAATTGACACTTAACAGAATATAAAGGTATAGTTCCTTTTTCTTTATTAGGACTATCCCATAATGAATAATTTAATTTCTCAATCTGCCATTCCTTAATATCCAAATTAAATTCTTTCAATATATCTTTTTCATTAATATTTTCAATATTCAAATGAATTATTTTCTCTGCTCTAATTTTACCATTTATAAAATCTATTTCCTTTTTATCACTACCTAAAACAACTGTATTTGACTTTCGTGGCTGTTTATCTTCATTTTCGATAAGTTCTTTACCTAAGTCTTTTTCAAGTTGTTCTACAACCTTATAACCTCTATAAATTTTATTTCTTCTCTTTTCATTAGGATAGTTAGGTAAAGTCCTTAACATATTATCCATAATTAATCCCTTATCTTTACAAAATATTCTTAATTGCTTGTAATTAATATGATGTAAAAACTTACCATTATAATACAACTTAAAATATTTATATTTATTTTTCAATTAAATTACCGCCTTTTCTTTTAAATTATTTTCCTTTTTAAATTTTCTAATTATTAAACTTGTTTTTCCATTTTGTCTTGAAATACCATTAAATTTTATACTATATTTTCTTAATTTATCTTTTTTATTCTTAATTTTTCTCATATCAATCCTTCCAAACATCTGTTTCAAATATTCTATATTTTGTATCTAACCTTACCCTAAATCTTCCAAACTGCATAACCTTATCGTGCTTTAAAGGTACTGTTTCATCAACCTTTTCAACATAACCATAATCTTTTAAATCTTTTAAATATGATTTTAATTGTTCAAAATCATAGTTAGTTTTTTGTTCCATAAAATTTTCTTGTTTTACAATAATATTACTCATTACTTAACTTCCATTTCTCTTTATCCTTTTTCAATACTTTATTTTTTAACCACCTATTTAATAAATATCTTTCATTTCTTCTACTATTAGGTCTATGTCCTAATAATAAATTCCTATCTTCTTCTAATATTTCATAATAATCAAATAAATCATTTATATAAGATTTATTTACAATATAATTTTCAATATCAGAATTATCACTAACAACATCATCTATAATATCAAGACTGCTTGAATTTTCTTTTTTTAACCTTTCAAAAAACTCCTTAGCCAATGTTCTAGTTTTCATCTTGACACAATGCACTATATAACCTTTAATATTATCAATCTCATCTTCCCTTGCAAATATCTTCTTTTCCAATCTCATAATAAATATTATTAATTCCTGTTTCAAGTCATCTTTATCTACAAAAGTATTTTTATAAATATTATATAACATTGTATCTAACATCTTGTCATATTCTTCATAAGTAAAATATGTAAATTCATAACCTGTGTAATCTTCTTCCAATCTTTTCATATTCTACTCTCCTAACAACAGTTTAGTATATGGCTCATACACTATAAAACTCCTATAACAATCTAATACTACTTTTACCTTAAATTTTATAACTTTTTTCATTATCTTACTCACTATAATTTCCTCCTAATTCTATAAATAATTTTCTAATATCATATCTGTAATTTTTTCTTAAAATTTCTTGGTCTACCTTAATATATTTACCCTTTTCCTTGTATTTCTTTATGTTAATTGTTTTAGTATTATTTTCTTCCAAATATTTAATAATATTCTGTACTTCAATAAAATATGTTTCTTCCAGTTCCCTAAACTCTATAATAAAACAACCATAAACATTAAACCTCTTATACCCATTCTTATTATGAATAATCTTATTAATATCATTCAACTGTCTTAAACTATGTTCTGTAAAACTGAAAGATTTTCCTTTTATACTCTTTAATTCAACAAATAATAACTTATTTACTAAAAACATCATACAATCACATATATTATTTGTAGTAAACTTTGTTTTATCACTACTAGCAAAACTAAATGGACTATCTTTAAATCTATAAAATAATATATCTTGTTTATCACAAGATTTTTTAATATTATCTTGTAATACATAACCTTTATTTATTTTCATAAGACAACTCCTTAATGTTTACATTAAATACTCTCTCTAATTCTTCCCCTCTATTTTTACACATTTTATAAATTTCTTTGTAATGTATATCTTTATCCATACTTTGTTTTATTATAGCACTAAATATGTTTTCAACTTCTGCTACTCTATTTAACAATATCATACTAACTTTATCTCTTGTACCATTTTCTATTCCTGCTGTCTTATTAGCAAGTTTAGAATAATTTGAATAAAAGAATTTTGTATTACTACAACCTTGTCTAATTGCATAAGGTATTAATTCTTTTATCATATCTGTTACTTTTCTTCTAATAATTTTACCTTCTAATCTTGTCTGCAACCATTCTTCATTTTTCTTTTGTTTCTTACCTTTTAACTCATTCTCTAAAAATTCTATATACTCAATAACAGCCCTTCTTATATATGTACTTTCTCTAACTAAAATTTGTTTTGCTTGGTTAAAAGTTAATTCAAAACAAGGATATTCTCTACCTCTTACAATATATTTTCGTTCCAAAATTTTTTGGAGCAAAATATCCTTTTTAAACTCATCTCTAATAATATTTAATAAACTATCGTGTCTTAATTTTACTGATTTACCTCTTTTTACTTCTGAATTAGTTAATAAAAAATGTACTTTTTTATCATTATACTCTAATTCTCTTAATTTATTTATATAATCTGCTAAATCATAACTCATTATAGTTTCATTCTTTTTATTTACAATTAATTCAAATTTATTTTTCATTTGTTTACCTCTTTCTTTAAATTTCATTAGTATTCCATTATAATAATATCACATAAATAAAAAAATGTCAAGCCCTATTTTATGACTTGACTTTTTCACTAAATTTCTTTATATATTTTAATAAATTCTTTTTACTCCAACACATATCAAATATACAACTTTTTTCATTTACATATTTTGTATTATTATCAATAAAGAAAACATCAAACTGTTCATCTTTAAACCATTTCCTTATCTGAATTAATAACTTTTCTTTCTCCTTATCACTATCAAAACAAATAAATATCTTTTTAACACCTAATTCTTTTAACAATTCTATCTGTGAATTACTAACATTGCTTCCACCTACTGCTAAAGTATTATATAGTTCACATTGAATACTTTTCATAACTGATTTTTCACTCTCGACTAATATAACTGTTTTAGTTTTTTCTATACTGTCTTTACATAAATCATACCCAAACAATACCTCACTTTTTGGATATACAAGTATTGGATAATACTTAGGAATATTTTTTGGTACTTCACTATTATTATATCTCCCAATCATTCCTACTAATTTATCTTTAAACTCAACAGGTATTAACACCCTATCAGTTTCTTTATCATACTTAATATTAAATAATAATTGTGTAGGCTCATTTATGTTATCATTTAAAAATAAATCACTAATTGTATTAGGAAATAAATCTAATAATCTCTTAGGATATTCTAACAATTCTTTTTTCTCATATTCAATATAATCATCATTATCTATCTTTTGTATTTCATAATCTAACTTTTCAATTAAACATTTAAATTCAAACATTATTAAATGTTTATTTAAATTAGTTATAATACTCAATAAATCTAATACATTACCTTTTTCTGTACTTTTAAAATCATAATAAACCATAGAATTTAAAGACAATGACAATCCATTAAAGTTATCACTACCAATACTATCCATTCTTATATTGCTTTCATCAACATTAACAGTATATCTAATATTTTTATTCTTTAAATATTCAAATAATAAATGTTTATTATTCCTAAGTAATTTTATAAAAGTATTATCATTCATATTATACACCTACATTACAAAATTTATAAAAACTACATAAATTCTCACAAAAGAATTTATCATAATTATATGGTATTTTATTTGTATCTAAATTTTTCAAGTTATCAACCTTAATCATTCTTAAAATATTATCAAACACATATTTCAATGCTTTCTTTTTATTCATAACATTATAATCAATAAACACTAAACAATCTTCAAAATTAATATTATCTTTTTTAACAAAGTCTTTTCTCTCACAATTAGTATATCTAACATTTCCATTTTTAAACTTTGTAATTTTTCTAATATATTTTAAAAAGTTCCAACCAATCCTATTAATCTTATATCCCATTTTCTCCAAAGCAAGTGCATATAATATTAATTGAAAACTATGTAATTCTAACTTATATCCTTTATATATTGTACTTGTCTTATAATCAATAATATCTAAACTACCATCTTCATTCACTCCGATAAAGTCAATAATACCATTGAATATATAATTATTAAACATTGGACTTTTAAACAGTTCTCCTAATTCAAAATAAATTTTTCTCTCTTGAAAAAAACTAACATATTCTAATTTAGTAAAATTCTTAAAATAATGTAACATATTTGAATTATAATTATTCTTATACAATTCATTCTTATTAAACATTTCTTCCCTTGTATTAGGATTTTCACATCTAGTATAATCTAAGAAATAATAAGGATTATTTTCAATATTTTCTAACCACTCATTTATAGCCTCATCTTTTATAATTTCATCTCTATATAATCTTTCAATCAAACTATGTGCTAATGTACCTAAAAAAGTATAAATATTATTACTATCTTCCAACTTAACCCTGTCAACATATTGAAATTTATATTGTCTATAACAAGTTTCAATAACATTCAACATTGAAAATGATATTATTTTCTTATTCTCTTTTCTAAATTCCTTTAATCTATCTTTTACTAATTTTAAATTTTCTTCTAAATTCAACATATCTCTCTCCTTTAACTTTTTAATAAATTATACCATATAAATAAAAATTAGTCAATATTAATTGACTAATCTTCCAATAATCTATTTTTATGTCTTTTCTTAATAGTTCTCTCTTTATTCTCACTTTCAAATATATGTGATATGCTTTCAGTCTTTTTAAAATATTGTGGCAACATCAAATAATAATTATCTCTTAAATACTCCCAAACTTTATACATTCTAGTATTAACTTTACAATATTGGTATCTATTATTAATTTCATTAATAATATCTCTTGAATTGTAAAGGAAAAACATAGTATACTTTTCATCTTTGTATTCTTTTCTTAACTTATTAAAAAGCATATAATATTGTTTTGGAACTTTAACATTCTTGTCATTAAATGAATAATAATATTGTAACATCTTATTTATTTTCTTGTTAAAATCTTTTCTAACACTTTCAAAATAACATAATTCATTGTGATAATATCTTTCCCCTAATTTAAAAGAAAAAGATATGTCAGCAATCTCTTTCCCACAATGACTACATTTCATACCTTTTCCTGCCTTTCTAACTTCTAAAGATTTCATCAAATAAATCTTCTTCATCTTTACTTTCATTAACATCTTTATTTTCTTTTACTGTTTCTGCTTTCTTATCTTCAACCTTTTCATCTTTATTTTCAGAAGTTTCTTTAAATATATCATCAATATCTTCTTTCATTTCTTCTTTAGTTTCTTTAACTTTACTTTCTATAACATCTTCTTTTTTATCTTCATTTTCTTCAATATCATCAAAACTAATTTCTTTATATTCTTTTTCCTTTAATGTATCATCTTCCATATTTAAATTATCTTCAAATCCAATATTATCATTATCATTTCCAAATACATTATTTTCATCAGATGACAATATATTTTCTTTATTAATCATAATCTTACTTAATAATAATTTACCTCTAGTTTCCTTATTAGTTGCAAGTTCAATATTTTTTAAATTAGTTTCTATGAACTCTGCTTTTGTAACTGTTTCACTAACTTTTAATGCAAAATCTGAAGAATATTCAAATTCATCTATGTAATATTCTTTAAATCCTCCACCTTCACTTAACTTGATTGCATTTCCAACCCTTTTAACCATCTCTTTTGCTTGTTTTTCTAAACCTTTTTCAATTAATCTCTTATATGCTTCCCTAAACTCAATAGGTAAACTTTCCAAGTCAGGTTTATATTCAGTTTCCTCTTGTTTAGTTGTATTAATAACTGGTTTATAATGTACCTTAATTCTACCAATCTCATTAGCCATTAAATCCTTGATATATCCCATAATAACTGGATTTTCTTTTAATGGTATGCTTTCCATAACTCCATTTAATAACCATTTATTATTAAGTTTCAATTTCTTGCTTGACTTATAATAAAAATCTTTTCTACCCTTATCTTTTGTACTAAGATTAATAATTTCGTATGGTGTTATTGTGCTTCCTTTTAATTCTTCTCTCTTGTATGCAAATACCTCATAAACTTTCAAATATTGTTCTTCTTTTTTTGTCAATATTTCAACAGAATTAAACATATATTTATCATACATATTATTCTTGAAGATACTTCTATCAACAGTACCTTTTACTTTATATAAAGTATTTTTATTTTTTTCAATACTAGGTATTAATTTGATTAATGTATTTACAAAATCCCTACCGTGATAAAAAACCTGCTCATCTTTACCTTTTATTAATTTATATGTAGATTTATAAAGGTCTTTAATTTCACTTTCTGCATATTTTAATTTGCCTCCGTTAAAATCATACACTTTATTGTTTCCATTTTTATCAACTTCATTTAATGTAAACTTAACAGGATTAGCAAACCCATTTAACTCTAAATAAAAATCTCCTTGATTTTCAATATTACCTTTAAATACTAATTTAGTAAACCCTTTACCATTATCTCTAACAGTACCTCTTATATCGTTTCCTTTACTATCCTTACTATCTTTCAATATTTCCAATTTCCCTAAAAACTCAAAATTTATTCTAAATTGATTAAATGCCATATTTAAGCACTTCCTTTCATTATATTTATTTCATATTTATATTATCATATTTTTTATAATTTGTCAATATTTTTTTTATAAATGTATAATTTTACTTCCAAGTCTAATTCCATTTATTATTTTTTCAAAACTATCTTTTACTTCTTTTTCTGTTTTGAAAAAGAAATATGCTATCTCTTTTCCATATCTATTAAAAACTAATTCATATTCATTATCTTCTTCATAATAGTGATATTCAATATGTTCAATATCATCTATATTAATCATTTCTTTATCTTTAACTAACCACATTACTTATTACTCCCCTCTAAAATTAATTTTCCCATTCTATTTACATCTTTTGTTGTACCTTGTAATTCTATCTTTAACCCTTTTTGAATATTAGGGTATTTTTCATTCACTACATCAATTGCTTTAGCAAATAAATCACTACCCCAATTTTTTTGACCTGTACTCGATATAATCTTAATCTTATCTTTCCAATTATATTTTTCAAGGAAATCTAAAGTAGTTTGTGGCACTTCTCCTTGCATTATTGTATATGTTATTAAATGATATTCAATACTTTCAATTAATTCAACACTACCACTTAATTTATAATAACCATAATCTTCTAATATTTCTTTTATATTATGTACTGCAATCTTATCCCCAAATTTCTTTTTAACCTTATCACAAAACATTTTTGTATTTAAGGTCATTGTATCATAGAATAATACATATTTTTTACCTATATCATTCACTAATAGCATAAATACTCCTCCTTAATTTTAATCTCAAGATAATGATATCATATAAATTTAAAAAAGTCAACTACTTTTTTAAGTAATTGACTAAAAATTTTTAACTATTAATATTATCTTCAATATTCCATATAATATTTAATAAAAATACTGTACCTATAAAAGATAAAAGAATTAAAGCAATTAACATTAAAATATCTAACAAATATGTATAAAATGTTTTAAAACCGTTATCATATCTACTAAAAATTATATTATTACATTTACCATCATAGGTATAGACTAAAATATCTAATGCAATAACTAAATTTAAAATAATTCCAATAACATACATAACAACTAACAGTATACTAAAAACAACTATATTCATCATATTGCCACCTCATATTTTATTTTATCCCCATATTTATAGTTCAATAATTCTACATTACTCCATTTAAAGTTATAAAATCCGTTAAAATTATTTATTTTAAATGTAGGTGGATTATAAAACTTTCTCATAACTTGCTCTCCTAATTTATCAATATGTCTATCATAAATATGTATATTTACTCCAGTCCATATTAAATCTCCAACTTCTAAATTACACTCTTTAGCGATAAGATGTTGTAATATTTGGTATTGAAAAATATTGCTAACTAAACCAAGTGCCACATCACAACTTCTCTGCTTTAAAAATAAGATTAATTTACCATTTTCAACTACCCATTGAGTATGATGAAGGCAAGGAGTTAAAGTCATATCTTCTAAATCATCTACATTCCATAATTCTGTTATTATTCTTCTACTATTAGGATTATTTTTAATTTCTCCAATAATATAATCTACTTGTGAATTATAATTATATAATGGCTTTGCTAATTGATAACCATACCCTTTTTTTATTGTACCATTCTCATCTTGCCACTCGTTCCAGTAATTTACCCCTAACTTATCTCTTAAAAATTTAACATCATTACTCCTATATAACCATATCCACAAACTTTCTTTAATAGCACTTTTATATGGTGCATATCTTGTTGTAGGTAATAATGCTCTATAATTACCTTTATCATCTTTATAAGGTCTAAATCTTACTTGTAACCCTATAATCTGTCTATAATAAGCAGGTGTACCATCTGCATAGATTGTCCTAACATTTTCTTTAATATCTGTTCCTTTATCACTTGCTATGTAATTTACTAAATCTCTATAAAATTCATCAAAATTATCATATACATTTTCTTTAATCATTTTACTTATCCTCCATAATTAATTTATAAAATACTTCAACCATTTTTTCATAATATCTAAATGTTTCAGTAGTACCACTACTATATTTCTTTTTATCCAATACCCAAATACCATTATCATTTGTTTTTAAATTTTCTTTATTTGCAAGTCTACCTAATTTACTTATTGTAATATCAATATCATATCTATCTTTTAACATTTTACATATTTCAGTAGCACTATATGATAACTGTTCTATTTTAGGTAATGGTAAATACATTTCTCCAGTTGTTTCTTTTACAATAACACTATTTAAAATATCTTTATAACTATCAATTTTAACACTATCTCTAACATCTTTTAACAATTCTAATTTTCTTAATTTCAATTCTTCTTTTCTAAATTCAAGTTCTTCATTAGTCATTGTTGGTACTTGTACTCTCTCATATTGAATATAATTATTTTTTAATTCATTTTCAAGTTTATGTATATATTCTAAAACACCTTTTCTAACAAATTTACTTTCTCTCATTAAAACTTGTTTACATTGTTCTAAAGTTAGTATGAAATTATCGTATTCTTTACCACGTGAATTTATATATTTTGACTGGGAAATTTTTCCCAGTGAGATTTCTTCGGAAAATTCATCTCTTATAATTTTTAATAAATCATTATGTTGTAATTCTGTATATCTTCCATTTCTTAACTCTACTTTTCCTATTTCTAAATTATTCTCAACCTTGTAATTATACTCCATTTCTCTATATCTATTAATTTCTTTCAATAATTCCAAACTTGTTACTTCATCTTTATTTCTTAAATTATTCATTTTATTTTACCTCCAATATATTATCAAATCCATAATTTTTCAATAAATTATTTAAATTATTTATATTCCCACATAAAAATCCATATTCTTCCCCATTAATGTTTAATATTGTTATATAATATTCTTGTAAATTAATATTAACATTACATTTAAACTCTATAATTTTATATCCTAATCTATTATAATCAATTTTATCCTGTTTTTTAACCATACCTATTATTTTATCAACCATTTATCTTTCTCCTTTAATCTATATTCTTATCATAATACTTCATTAAATAATATTCTAAATTAACCATTAATTCATTATCTTTTAATAATAATTTATTAAATTTATTTATTAATCCAAAAATATCAATATTCTTTTCTAGTTTATAATGTTTTAAAAATATACAACTTTCTACATCTTTATCTTTATTAAATTCAAATACTATATCAAAATGAATTACTCTATTTAATTTTTCATTTAATAATTTATAACTCAATATTATCATATCATCATTAAACTCATTTACAAAAATATTAAATTCATATAAACTATATCCAGCCATACTGAATACTCTCAAAGATTTTGATAACATAACATCTTGAAAATAAGTATTTAATCTAATAACTTCTTCATTAACATTTATATCACTTTCATCATCTAAATATTCAATCATTAAACTTTCTCTCCTTACTTGTTAAATGATAAGCATTACATTGCTTACAATAATAATATCTACACTCTCTCCTTCTACTTCTACCTTTTCTTTTCTTATAACTCATACTTGCCTGTGCTAAATACAACATTGCCTCAAACTTGGTAAATTTCTTTTTATTGCATTTCATATTCCCCAAACCCCAACTTTCTTAGGAGTTTAATTATATATTCAATACCTTTAGATGTTACCAATGTTGTATAAACTGGTTCTCCAGTATAATTATTATAAGATTGTTTAACTTCAAAATAACCTGCATTTACATATTTTTGATAAGGTTGGTTATACTTATTCAATAAACTATTCCCTCTTAATATTCCAAACAATATATTTCTACCAACAGGTCTTTTATTTGTTTTACTTTTAAATTTTAATAATTTAGCAACTTCACTCATACTTATCGCTTTTTTACTGCTTGTTACTTTATCATAGTATTCTACCTTTGGTTTCTGTTCAGTAATTATTTCTTTCTGTTCTTTATTTTTCAATTCTAATTTACTAATTTCAATTTTATTCTGTTCTATAATATTATTTGCATATTGTAAACTTCTTGCCATTTGATACATTGGGTCATTATATCTCTTTTCAACTTCTATAAAATATTGTCTTATTTGTTTACCCTTTTCATTCCTTTGCAACATAGCAATTTCTTTTGCCATTGAAATTTTTAATATATGTTCCTGTAACTCTTGTCTTGCTTGGGTGTTAAAAACTTTACACCCTAAATAATCAACATTTTCAACAAAACCATATTGTAACATTCTATTAAACCAATTAGAATATCTTTCTGTTACTTCTAAGAATTTATATAATTCTCTTCCGCTTACAGTAGGCTCTCCTCTCTCATTTTCTGTAATTTTAATTAAACTTAAATTTTCCATACTTATTTCTCCTTTACATAATTTTTATTCTATTTTATTATACCACATAAAAAATTTTATGTCAAATTAAAAAGTGGTATTTCTACCACTTTATTCAAAATATTTCATAAAATATTTACATAATATGAATAAACCTAAACATATAAATATACCTGTAAATAACCCTATAAAAATTTGATATATCATATAATTCTGTGATACAGTTTTTATACATTCAC